CATTCCACTACATTGAATCTGACTTCAGCTTTGGTAAGCACATTAAGAACTCTGCCGAGAACGGCTTTACGCCTAAAGTATTAGCTACCTTCATTGGTAGAAATATGAGTGCAGAGCAGAAGCGTGAGGAATATAACAAGTTCAAGGAGTCCTTTACAGGCGCAGACGCAGATAACTTTATTGTCTCGTGGGTAAAGAAAGAAGAAGATGCTCCCGTTTTTAAACCACTTGATATATCCAATTTAGACAAGACCGTAGATGTCTTATCAAAACTTAATGATGCTAAAATACTCACAGCCCACAACGTTACTTCTCCTACTCTATTTGGTGTTATGGTTAGTGGTAAATTGGGAGGCACAGGTAACGAACTTGTTACGGCTTATCAAATATTTAGAGCGACTGAAACGCTGCCTAATAGAGAAATTCTTTTAGACTCTGTAAATAGAATCTTTGCTACTGTGGGTTACGACCAGATGAACCTTGCTGTTGTTGAAGAGCCTATTAACTTGGAGAGCATCAAGGGTGCTAACACTGAAGACTTATAATAATGGTTGACGTAATATTCATAGACGATAACTACCTGTACCAAAACTTCCCTTTGCCGAAGCGTATGGACAGAGGTGCTTTATTGGCATTAATCCAATTGGAGCAATTCACCTCAATACAAGACCTTTTAGGTACTTGCTTATACGAAGACATTGAGGCTAAAGTATTGGCAGAGACATTAAATGTTTCCGAGCAAGGGTTGTTTAAGTTGGTGAAGTACACGTTAGCTATGTATTCAGCAAAGGCTGCTATATCTATATTAAGAACAGCCACTGCAACGACCAAAGCGGAGGAGCAGAAGCAAGACCAATACATCCTTGACACTATATCTACTACTGTTGATAGTAAACTATCTTACATCAACAAACGTATCACTAACTATATCCTTGACAATGAGGCAATTAAAGCAATCGCTACTGCCGATGGTTGTAACAATGACTTGTTTGATGAGGAAGATACCTACCAAGGTGATGTGTTCTACCCTCAAGATGGTATTATATATAAATCCTGCGAAGACGGAGGAGTAAGCTACAACCCCTAATGGACACTACAGATATCAAAGTATTACTTCTCAACACCTCTACGATGGCGATATCATTCTCCAACTTGGAGAACACGCTAAAGATATTATTGCTTTTAGCATCCATAGGTTACACTGCACAGAAGTGGTACTTTATGAATAAGCGACAAAAAAAGAGGTAGACTAACGCCTACCCCTTCTTGTTGCAAGCACCCTTACAGGTACATTCTACAGGTGCGTTCTCGCACCAACTTACTTTACCTTTGTTCTTTTTCGTATTCTTGTTTTGATATGTATTTGAGGCTGTATTTGTTTTTCTTTTTGCCATTTATCATATTTCCACAGTAAGGACCACTTATACCATAATGTTTAGCTGCGTGATTCCTTGATTTAAAATAAAGATTATCTACTTCGGAATAAACAGGTTTCATACTTGCTCTTCCATCAGCATTTGGGTTTCTGCTACCTTTAATTGCGTTTGATATATTTTGTCTGTGTCTTTTAGTAAGACGCATTCCTTTAAAGTGACCTCCTCCTGATGCATTATTTATTAAATTATAAGAGTTACAATCTTGTTGAGCGTTAAGATATTCAAGTATCGTTTCTTCGTACAGTCTGTAATGCTCACCTATATAAAGTGTTTCTCTAAAGAAACTTTCTTTTCTTTTTTTATAAGCATTTAAAAAGTAAGTACCGCTCCCTATATATCCGTCATTAACATTCCCTTTATGACTGCCTATATAGTACATATCATTAGAAGTGTCATACCATTTATATACAAAGCCTGTATCCATTACTTTATTTTAGTTCTTTTATCAACTGAACGAACAGCAAAATACCCGCCTATCACTGTTACGCTTACCAGCTCCCATAATCCAATCCATCTCTCGTTAACACTACTAATACCAAAGCCTTCAAAGAAGGTCATAAGCACCAGAAATATCATAACGGTTGCAAGGGTTAATGGTCTAACGTTCTTACTCAACCAAGAATCGGTAAGGCTATCAGCCTGCCAACGCTTGGTGATTTCTTCTTCTATGCTTTGACGCACAGCTTCTTTCTCTTCGGGTGTAGATACAAATCTATCTACCACATTGGCAACCGCTTCCACAGTTTCCTTCGCACCCCCTGTTAGTATTCTTTTTACTATGCTCATAATTATTAGCTACCACACGCTTCACACTCTGGATTATCAATGGAGCATTGAGCGTTATTGTTTTTCTCGTCATTAGTCATTTCGTCTACGAAGTCAGCGAACGAATCGCTTACATCAAAATCATTTTTCATATAATATATATCTTTAAAATTCAATACGTCCAAATCACATCTTCACTTTTGCTTGGGTCATCATCAACGTGTATAAAGTTCTTTGCTACACCGATGCGATTAAACCCTACTTGGAGAAGAGAGTTAATAATTAGATATTTTTGTGTTGATGTGGGTGCGTAGATATCTACTGCGTGTCCATTTGTGTGGCTGCTTGACGGTACGCCACCTACCTTTGCGTTATGAGCAGGGCTTCTGTACCCGCTTGTAATTTTAAACCCTATAGCTGCAAGCTCACGAGCTTTAGATAGTTTGTTTAGAAATGCTACATCCATATTCGTATAGCTCCCTCTTTCATCGGGTGAGTCAAACTCGCTATACTCAAAGAACATATGGAATGCTCTTGTTAATCCTTCCATTATTTTACTTTTTTAATTTCCGATGTCCACGATGTGTAACATACTGCTAATCGCTGGGATGTTTCTGGGTATTCATCCATCATTGATTCGTTACTCATACATCTATTTGTGAACTCTGGTCTTGTTTCCTTTAGATTCGGAACTGGTATCGGCATTGTCGTTAATATTAGAGTTAGAAAAAAGAGGCTCGTCCCAATAAAGGAAGAGCCAACCACTGTTATAATTTACATTTTTCTCTTTACTCATTAACTAACTTTCTATACGATAGCTCTGCTATGAAAGATGTATAAATGGCGTATAAGGGATTAACTTGAAGGTAAGCATACAAGAGTAGGCTACACCAGAATGAGAGGCACAGAACGCAGTTAAATGGCTTAAACGGCAATACTCTTTCCATTACCCACCCGTAAGGTTCAAAAATAAATAGGAATGCAAACATCAATCCTACAGAACTTACTAAAATCCAATCGTTATAAATCTCCATCATTACAATTTTTCACTTAAATAATTATCTTTTGTATAGCGCACTAATCTAATTTTCTTTTCTCCATCTTCTATAGACACTATATATCCTTTGATATTGTGTCCATAAACATCACTATGGTTTAACGAAACTATTTTATTAGTCATCGTTGAGTATATAATACTAATAATAAGATTTGCAGCAGATTTACCACTTTGATAATAATGCAGAAATTTTTCACAAGTACGCATTACGGCAGAATCTATTAAGGCTTGCTTCAACTCCTTGTTTCCATCGGTTACAAAAGCTGAACCAGAAATCTCAACAGCACGCTGTAGAATAAACGCACCAAGTTCTTCTGTTAGATATCCTTGTTCTACAGATTTAAATGCTTCCTCCTCAATTAGAGCCTTGTCGTATCTCGGCATACTCTTCCTCTACTTTATTTAGTATGGTGACAATAATAGCAAGATAGTCAGAAAGCTCATCTGGTCTTATGCCAAGCTCAAATCCCAATCTAACCAATGTGACTGGCTCACCGAAGTATACCAACTCGTCAATGACTCTGTATATATCAAGTATGAGATTTGCTTCTGCATCTGTTAAATCTTCGTAATGTTCTTCAAACAACATATTAGTATGACGAGCGCAACCTATCAGCTTTCTCTGGGTCAAGCTCTGCTATTAGTTCAATGTATTCCCTTTCTCTTCTGTAGGCAGATTGAATCTCCTCTACTGTGGAGTCCATACCTATATTAGTAAACAGCTTTGCCATCTCATAGAGGTACAGGTCAATCCTGTTTCTAATTAATTTACAAGTCTGGTAGTTCTTCTCCATAGCATTTCAGTTTTACAACCTATTTGATTTTTTAATATTATCTTCTGCCCACAAAGGCTGAAGGTTTGTGTAGTGGCAGGCTTTTAACTGTTCACTTCTCTTGCTTAAATCAAATTTTGATATTGGAATAATATGGTCTATGTGCCATTCCCCGTAATTATTCCAAGTCATATTTATACTAAACTTTGATTCAATATAATGCTTAAAAAATTCTATTGAGCATCCTATATCCTTTACGGCAGATGCTTCTTTTGAATTATTTTTAATAGCAGAATACAACCGAGAGCGCAAGGCTCTTTTGATTCTGTAGTTTATATCGTTAGATTGTCTTTCTTTATGAAGTTCTTTTCTTCTTTCATTATAAGACAATGAATATTCTTTAATCTTTTTTTGTCGCTGTTCTTTATTTTTATGATACCAGTCTCTTCTTCTTGCTCTTTCTGAATCATTATTTCTACAGCTTTTGCAGTTTGCCCTTGTACCGAACTTTCCTTTCTTATCTTTATGGAAATCTGTAACTGGCTTTGAAATAAAGCAAGAGCTACACTTCTTTATATCCATATAGTTTTAGTTTTACTTTGAAAATATCTTTTGGTAAATCCTCTTGAACCTCAATAGAAAGCTTTTTGAAGTATTTTTTATTATCGTCTTCAACCCAGTTGCGATGACGGAGATAATCAGCCGTAAATTTAATAGCGAGAATGCAATTGTCAGTATCATACCGAGAATTATGGAGAACGTGTATGCTGAAAGTTTCCGCAGTAAACTCATCATACGCCTCAAATGCTTTATCAAGTTCTTCAAAGTATTGTTTTTTATATTTCTGCCTAACACTAAAATGTCTTCCAGCATAAAACTGATTTAAGCTTGGGGGTTTAGGTAAGTTAAGGTCTATCTCAATACTTGATTTCATAGTCTACTATATCAATTACATCAGAGAGTTTTATGTAAGTAAATACATCTTGCCTATTATAGCGGCCTATCCACTTATACAAACCTTCTTCTATAGGAATCCTATTTTTCCTTAACGGCTCTGTATACTTCTCACAAAGGTTTATCACCTTATTTCGTAGTACATTTTTATTGAAAACTAAAAACCTTTCTGGAAACTGAAAGGCTATATACTCTGCTTGAGAGTCTTTTGAACACCAACCTGCACCTCCGTACACGTTAATCATTTCTATAAGTAGATAACCAAGTTTCTGGGTTTTCTTGAGTCCTTTTACATCTACTTTTTTACCCTCCCAATGGAAGTCAATATGCTTTTTATCTTCAGCGGCTTCTGATTTTATTGCCGATGTTATCTCCTTGAACAAGGCTTCGCCATCAAGACCAATCTTTAGCGAGTGTTGTAATCTGTTTTTATTTAGCTTTAAGCTTTTATCAAGGTAGTTTTCTAAACTCATTATTGTTGTGTATGGCAATCTTTAACAGGATAAGATATCCTATTAGGTCTTGCACGGTATCTTCGGTGGCATCGGTAATGCCCCTTGATTTGATACGCATAAGCTTATCGTCTATACGAGCGCATAGGCTATCCACAGCGTTTCCCTTTGAGAAGATACCTACGGGGTAAAGGGCTGAATCCCCGTAGGCAGCATTCTTCTCAAGGAGCAGGTCTGTTACCTCCTGCGATGTCTTTATAATTAAGTCTTTTGTACTAATCATTTGATACTAATATAGTTAATTATTGGGTAAGTTCTACCTCAAACTTATAAATTTTTTGTATACCCTTTGTTTCAATGACCATTCTACCGTTAGAAGGGTTAAGAAATATATAGTTCTCGGAATTCCCAGTGTAGTCCGTTACATCCACTTTGAACTCCTTACCATTAATTAGCATCTTGTTCCACTCTAAAACTTCAACCTCCTTTGCGGAGGCTATGTTAAACTTTAGGTAGGCACGAATCATCTCGCACCAACTCTTTCTATATGCTTCTGACCAACTTTTCAAAATTCTAATTCCTCTTGTGAAGGTGTAGGCAATGCTACTTCTTCTGGTTCGTAATCGGGGTTCTGATAAGCGTACATAGGATTGCCCTGCTTATCAACCTCATAGTATCTATTCTTAACCTTGTCGTAGTACATTGTTATCTTTCCTAACCTACCTACGATTTTAGGTTTAGCCTTAACAACTGTAATCTCAACTTGATTAGGTTCATAAGGTACGCCATCTAAATCCTCTAATCCAAATGGACATCGCCATATATTTATAACCATCATACCCTTACGGCTCCATTGCATACCACCTGCTATATCATTCATAGTAGGTTTATCTATATATGCTATACCACTACGATATTTAGGTTGTTGGTGTTTAGTGTGTACGGTAAGTAGTGTGTGGTAATTGTTATCCGCACTATGCTTTCTGACTTTTGTAAGCACTTGACCAATAGCAATGTCATCACGAACACCTACGCTTATATCTGTTTTAATCTCTGTAAACGGGTCTATGAGACAGCCCTGTATCTTAACCCCAAAATCTTCTTCTATGTTTGTTACACAGTTGTAGAAACCTTCTACGGTAAGGTCTTGCAGACCACTATCTATAATATAGAAGTGTTCATTTATAAACTCAATAGCCCTTTGGCTCTCTTCATCTGTAGCCATAACCTTATCATTGACAAGGAACGGCTTACGCAGGTACACCCATAGGAACTCTGCGAATACTTCTGTTGGTGAACCTGTTTCGGGGGAGTATACAGCCCACTTCCAACCAGAGTATTGGGATAGGTTCATCATCATTTCAAATGCAAACTGCGACTTCCCTTGATGCGCCCCTGCATATATATAAGTGGTACTACCCAACTTCATTGAATACTTATCAAACAGAGAACTAAACCCTGTCCAAGCACCTTTTGTTACTCCGTTCTCGCGGAGTTCTGTTAGAGAATCTTTTAACTCTTCAGCCCTATAGATAAAATCTCTCGTTGTCATTCGCCAAATTCTTTAATGTAATCTTCTTCTTTATGTGAAAAGCTATTACTTATTTCCTTACGATAGAACTCTTCTATGATATGAAAATCGTAAACGCTTTTACCTGTTGCTCCTACAAACGACATCATCTTTGCTATCATTATAGGGCTGAAGA